AGGACGCAGAAACTGAGTGGGCAGCGTTTACTCTTCTGCCAAACACAGAAGTTTCTCTGGCGCTGATTCGGACCTACGTTCCACTCAAAGTAAAGATGGTCTTCGATCCGCCTGGGACGTCGTACCTTATCGAGTCCATGCAGAAGCAAATCGACCAGTACGAATGGCGACTGAATGTTGCTCGTGAGTGCGAGGTGTACGAGTTGTCACAGGAGGTGACGCCATGAAATTGGCCGAAAAAGGCTTTGCGTTCATCGAACACTTCGGCGTTAAAGGAATGCGATGGGGTGTTCGTCGGTCTGAAGCTCAGCTTGCCCGAGACTCTGGTAAGAAGGATGGCGAAGGAGATGGTGAAGAGGCATCAGGAGCCTCGAGGAATAGCCACCAAAGCTCTCGTCCTCGTTCTCCAGCCGGCCTGACCGATTCACAATTGCAAGCAGCTGTGAATCGAATGAATCTGGAGCAACAGTACGCTCGGCTTCAACCCACCCCAGCAAGTCAACAGGCAGCAAACTTCATCGCATCAGCAGCAGTAAACGTAGCCAGAACGCAATTGCAAAATCAAGCCAATCAGCAAATCAATGCTCAATTGCGAAAGATGATTCGTGCTCGTGCCGCTGCCAGAGCTGCTGGAGGTTGATAGGAGGTTGAGATGGCGCTATCGAATACGGCAACTCCCAAGTACTATGCCGAGTTTCGTGATCGAGTCCTTCGTGGTGAGATCCCTGTAAACGAGTTAATCAACCTAGAAATGAACAGAATCGATAGATTGATCGAGGACCCAAATTTTTGGTATGATGATCTCGCTGTTGAGGGATTTGTAAAATATTGCGAAAACGAGCTCACGTTAACTGATGGTAGCGATCTCAACCTCCTAGATACCTTCAAATTGTGGTCAGAACAGGTCTTTGGTTGGTATTATTTCGTCGATAGAACCTTTTATCAACGAGATAAAGATGGTCATGGGTCATATGTCACAAAGAAAATAAAGCAACGTCTCATCAAAAAGCAGTATTTGATCGTCGCTCGAGGAGCGGCAAAATCGATGTATGCTGCCTGTATGCAGGCGTTTTACCTTAATGTTGAGACAGAAACCACCCATCAAATCACCACTGCTCCTACAATGAAGCAGGCAGAAGAAGTTCTAGCCCCAATTCGAACCGCAATCGTTAGGTCAAGAGGCCCACTGTTCCGCTTCTTGACTTCTGGTTCGATTCGCAATACATCAGGTAATGTAGCCGATAGGGCTAAACTGGCGTCCACTAAAAAGGGTATTGAAAATTTCTTGACTGGATCTCTCTTAGAGATTCGCCCGATGTCAATCAACAAACTTCAGGGTCTTAGACCAAAGTTGTCTACGATCGACGAATGGTTGTCTGGAGATCTAAGAGAAGACGTTGTTGGGGCGGTCGAGCAGGGTGCTTCCAAGATGGAGGACTACCTGATCATTGCTATCAGTTCAGAAGGTACTGTTCGTAATGGTTCTGGTGACACGATCAAGCTCGAGCTACATGCCATTCTCCGTGGGGAATACAACGCCCCGCATATTTCGATCTGGCACTACAAGCTCGATGCTCTCGAAGAAGTAGGACAACCCGAAACCTGGTTGAAAGCGAATCCAAATCTCGGCTTAACCGTCTCTTACGAGACGTATCAATTGGATGTTGAGCGTGCGGAGAAAGCTCCGGCGTCAAGAAACGACATCTTGGCCAAGCGGTTTGGTATTCCGATGGAGGGGTTGACGTACTTCTTCACCTACGAAGACACAATGGTTCATCCATACAGAGACTTCGACGGCCTTCCATGTTCCATGGGCGCAGACTTGTCTCAAGGTGACGACTTCTGTGCGTTCACGTTCATCTTCCCGTTTAGTAATTACTCGTTCGGAGTAAAGACCAAGAGTTACATCACAGAGTTGACTCTGCGTAAGCTACCTGGTGCTATGCGGTTGAAGTATGAAGAGTTCAGAGAAGAAGGAAGCCTTCAGGTTTTGGACGGAACAGTTCTGGACATGACAGAAGTCTACGAAGACCTTGATCAATTCATACTTGATCATGAGTATGACGTTAGAACGTTCGGCTTCGACCCATACAACGCAAAGGAATTTGTGACTCGATGGGAAGCTGAGAACGGACCTTACGGAATCGAAAAGGTCATTCAAGGAGCAAAGACAGAATCGGTTCCGTTGGGTGAATTGAAAATCTTGGCGGAAGAGAAGAAACTTCTGTTCGATCAACAATTGATGTCGTTTGCCATGGGCAACGCAATTACCATGGAAGACACAAACGGAAACCGAAAGCTCCTTAAGAAGAGAGCTGACGAAAAGATCGACAACGTGTCGGCGCTCATGGACGCCTACGTTGCTTTCAAGGCCAACAAGGAGGCGTTCGAGTGACCATCAACGAAAGCAGCAAACCATGAGGGAGGTGACGAGTGGCACTACTTAGCAAAGTCCGAAGAAGCTTTTGGAACGCATTCCGATTCGATCAAGCTCAGTCACCGATTGTCTATCAAAACGCAGGTCCTGGATACTCTTATCGTCCCGATAAGCTCATCACACGTTTTGGTACCGAGAAGACGATCATCTCATCGATCTACACCAGAATGAGCATCGACGTTTCTGCGATTGAGTTTCGACACGTAAAGCTAGACGACAAAGGTCGTTACTTTGAGGATGTAGACAGCTTCCTCAACAAATGCTTCACGTTGGAAGCGAATCTCGACCAATCACCAAGAGCCTTTCGACAGGACATGGCGTTAACACTCTTCGATGAAGGGGCCATAGCCATCGTACCTGTTGAGACTCTTCAAGATCCAACAACAAACGAAATGTTTGATGTGAAAACACTTCGTGTTGGTACAATCGTCAACTGGTATCCACGAATGATTCGCACTCGAGTGTGGAACATTGACGATGGGAAACATCAAGAAGTAACTTTGGGTAAACGATACGTAGCTATCGTTGAGAATCCATTGTTCGCTGTAATGAACGAGCCCAACTCGACCCTACAGAGACTCATTCGAAAGCTAAGTCTTCTGGACGCAGTTGACGAACAATCTGGGTCGGGCCGTCTGGATTTGATCATCCAGCTCCCGTACACAATCAAAAGCGAAGCGAGGAAACTACAGGCTGAGCAGAGGCGTAAAGACATCGAGTTCCAGCTGAAGGGCAGCCAGTATGGCATCGCCTACACAGATGGCAGCGAGAAGATTACGCAGCTGAACCGACCGTCAGAGAACAACCTCCTAAAGCAGGTGGAGTTCCTAGTGAGTATGCTGTACGGGCAGCTTGGTTTGACCCCGGAAGTAATGAACGGTACCGCCGACGAAGCAGCAATGCGTAATTACTACAATCGTACCATTGAGCCCATCGTTACTGCCATGGCTGAGGCCATGCAGAGGGCCTTCATTGGCGATTCGGCCGATCAGGCCATTCGTTGGTATAACAATCCGTTCAAGCTAGTTCCGATCAAGGATCTGGCCGAAATAGCAGACAAGTTTGTTCGAAACGAAGTATTGACGACAAACGAGCTGCGAGAATTCATGGGTTTGAAGCCATCTTCTGACCCAAAGGCAGATCAATTGGCAAATCCAAACATGCCACAGGAACCAGAAGTTCCGACAACTACAATTTCGGAAGGAGAACGTCAAAATGGAAGCTGATTTTAGCGGATGGGTAACCAAAGCTGGCATCAAGTGCACTGACGGTCGAACCATCGAGGAGGGTGCGTTCAAACACCAGCACACTCAGAAGGTTCCACTCGTGTGGATGCATGGCCACAAGGACCCAGAGAACGTGCTAGGCCACGTTCTGCTCGAACATCGAGACGGTGGTGTCTACGGATACGCCTTCTTCAACAAGTCGCCGAAGGCTCAGCATATGAAGGAGTCCGTCGACCACAAGGACATCACACAGATGTCTATTTGGGCCAACGAGCTCGTTCAGAAGAGCGGGAAGGTTCTTCACGGAGCAATCCGAGAGGTAAGCCTCGTTCTGTCCGGTGCCAACCCTGGCGCTGTCATCGAGAACATTGCGATTCGTCACGGTGACGGGTCCAGCGAGGAATTCGATGACGAAGCAATCATCAAGACAGGTCTCGAGCTCGAGCACGAACAGATCCCTGAAGGTAGCGATCTGCTTCACGCCGAGGAAGAGGACAAGAAGGATGATGACAAGAAGGATGACGAGGACGACAAGACGCTCCTCGACATCTACGAGTCCATGACGGACGAAGAGAAGCAAGTCGTGCACTACATGGTCGGTCAGGCTCTTGCCGCTGCCGACGAAAAGGATGACGACACGGAAGCCAAGCAAACCAACGTCGACGGCAACGAAGACGAAACCATCAAACACGACGATTCCAAAAAGGAAGGTTCCGACATGACCACCCATAACATTTTCGAGGGAGACAAGACAAAGGAAGACCAGCGTGTCGTCCTGTCCCACTCGGACATGCAAGAGATCCTCGCCGAGGCTGTCAGCAGCGGCTCACTGAAGAAGGCAGTGCATGCCTACGCCGCAGAACACCTCGAGCATGGCATCCAAGGTCTGGACCTGCTGTTCCCGGAGGCTCGTGCGGTCACCACCACCCCCGAGTTCGACAAGCGTCGCACTGAGTGGGTCGCCAACGTCCTCGGTGGCGTTACCAAGCGCCCGTTCAGCCGGATCAAGTCGTGGACTGCGGATCTGACGTACGAAGAGGCACGGGCCAAGGGTTACGTCAAGGGCACGATGAAGAAGGAAGAGTTCTTCTCCATCTCCAAGCGTGAGACCGGTCCTCAGACCGTCTACAAGAAGCAGAAGCTCGATCGTGACGATATTCTCGACATCACAGACTTCGACGTCGTTGTCTGGATGAAGGGTGAGATGCGAGTCATGCTCGAGGAGGAAATCGCACGTGCGATCCTGCTCGGCGACGGCCGTGCTATCGATCACGACGACAAGATCCAGGAAGACAAGATCCGTCCGATCGCTTTCGACGATCCGTTCTATGCGATCCCGGTGTTCGTCAATCTCGGCGACGCAGAGTCCTCGATCGAGGAAGTTCTCGATGCGGCCACGCTGCACCGCGAGTTCTACAAGGGCACTGGTACTCCTGACTTCTACACGACTGAGAGGTTCATCTCTCAGGTGCTCCTCGTCCGTGACGAGATGGGTCGCAAGATCTATCGTTCGGTTGAAGAGATCGCCACCACAATGCGTGTTGGCAAGCTCGTCGCCGTCGAGGTCATGAATGAGTACCCCGAGCTCATCGGCGTGATGGTCAACCTGAGTGACTACTCGACTGGTACTGATCGTGGTGGTGAAGTCAACTTCTTCGAAGACTTCGACATCGACTTCAACCAGAACAAGTACCTGACGGAATCCCGTCTCTCCGGTGCTCTCGCCAAGATGCACTCCGCCCTGGTGTTCTTCCGGAGCGAGACTGCTGACGCTGCTGCCATTCCTGAGGCGCCTGCCTGGGATTCGGAGACTGGCACTGCCACGATCCCGCTGGTCACTGGCATCGAGTACCGCGATCAGGACGGCGACGTTCTGGCTGCCGGAGCCCTCGTTGTGCCCGCAGGGACCAACATCAAGGTTCAGGCTTGGGCAGAAGACGGCTACTACATCCCCGCCGGCTACAAGACCAGCTGGAGCTTCCTCTCCATCTGAAGTTGACATAGGAGTAAGAGATGGCAAGATTCCACGGAGAAGTAGGTTACGGAACTCCAACAGAAACAGCCCCAGGTGTTTGGGAAGATGTGATCGACGAGCAGGAATACACAGGCGACGTGATCAAAAATACCAGACGGTTGGAAGCTGGAGAAGGAGTGAATGACAACATCACTGTTGGAAACTCTATCAGTATTGTTGCTGATCAGTTTGCCATCGACAACTTCAGCAAGATCAAATACGTGCGATGGATGGGGGCTGTCTGGATTGTGACTAACGTCGAAGTCCGCAGCCCCCGTCTCATCCTCGCTCTTGGAGGTGTCTATAATGGGCCAACGGCTTGATCTTCATGCAATCTTGGTAGGTATCACACCAAACGTGTACTTCCAGGCGCCTGCCTCCATTAACATGCAATACCCTTGTCTTCGCTACAACTGGGACGATGAGGAAACGGAATTTGCCAACGATAGGCCGTATAATCGTCGGCGTCGCTATTCGGTAACGGTCATCGACACAAATCCGGATAGCTTGATTCCAGATCAAGTCGCAGCATTACCATTATGCGTGTTTGATCGGTTCTACACGGCAGACAACCTCAATCACTATGTCTACAAACTTTTCTTCTAGGAGGAGAAACCATGGCAGTGCTCGTTTGGGACGCAATCGGCGAACGGTTCTATGAGACCGGTGTCGATCACGGCGTTCTGTACATTCCTGACGTCGCTGGCGTCTACGACAACGGTGTTGCTTGGAACGGTCTTACGGCTGTTTCCGAGTCGCCGACAGGTGCGGAGCCCACGGCTCAGTACGCTGACAACATCAAGTACCTCAATCTGATCTCAGCCGAAGAGTTCGGGTTCACGATCGAGGCCTTCACCTATCCACCGGAGTTCGAGCAGTTTGACGGTCTGGCTACGCCAATCGTCGGCGTCTCGGTTGGTCAACAGTCCAGGGGGACTTTCGGTCTCTCCTATCGCACTCGGGTCGGAAACGACCTCGAGAACGAGGACCATGGCTACAAGCTCCACCTGGTGTATGGTTGTGTGGCATCTCCCTCGGAGAAGGCGTACAACACAATCAGCGACACCCCAGAAGCGATCACCTTCAGCTGGGAGGTCTCGACCACCCCAATGGCCGTGCCTGGCCTGAAGCCCTCCTCGCAGCTGGTGATTGACTCCCGTACGGCAGATCCGACCAACCTGGCGGCTCTGGAGACCCTCCTGTACGGTGATGAACTGGTTGATCCTGCTTTGCCGACGCCGGCAGAGATCATCACCCTGTTCACCCCCTAGCAATTCTTTGCTGGCAATAATGTCCTTTCGGTTGAACAGGAGACCAGAGAATGTTGACAATCTTTGTTTCTGACAGAGAGCTTTACGACGAAACAACTGAAGAGTTCGTTCTT